CTCCCTCAACATACCATTCACCAGTAGCGTATTTTGCTGGAGTAACATTACCTACAAACTGAACTTTCATTCCGTTTGAAAAATCCCATCCTCCACCTGTCTTGTAAGTTTTCTTTCCTATTATTTCTTTATCAATATCAATTTCTGTATTTTCAATAATATCATTTACTTTTATAGTACCAGCAACATTTGCGTCACCTTTAGAAACATAATACAAAGTATCAGGCGCTGTATCTGGAACTGTAAATGTAATTGTTCCTTCGTCTAACCAAGTTTCAGTTGTTGCGTTTCCGTCTGCATCAACTTTTGTAACTCCGGTGTCATAAATTAATGAAGTATTTTGTTGTCCATCTGTTGGTAATCTGCCTGGGGTGTAACTCCGCTGTGTTGCAAACGCAATAGGATAACTAGGAGCATTTACATCAAATATATATGTTTGTCCTCTATATAAAGTTAAACTAGGATTATTTGTTAAGCCGTCTGGTGTTAACAAATAAGTTGGATCACCGTTTACTATTCTAAGTCCAACAGTATATGTACTTTGTATAGCTTTGGATTGTCCGTATACATTTACACTATCTGGTCCTGTTGGTAGCCAGTAATATTCTCTAAAATTAACAAACTTATCCCAATCTATATGAGGGTTCCAAGCATAATATTCCTGTGCATTTATACTACTGTGATTGCTTGTTGCTCCTGATAATGTTGTTAACTTATTAATATAATCGTTATAATCTGCATAAAAATCTACATTACCTAAGTCGTCTTTAATAACACTTGCGGGTTCAAGCTGATAATTTTCTCTTTCCGGATTTACGTCTCCTACATAATTATCAGTGCTACTAAAAGCTGTTGCATTTTTTCTTCCATAAAAAACATTAAGTTTCTCTGCTACTCCAGGTTGCAACATCTGGTCAAGTGTTGCATTTAAGAATTTATTATTAAACTCCGTACGAAAATACTTTGGAAGATGATTCGCTGACTTTCTTTTATAATTTTTATCACCTGCTGGAAGCGATGGTTCCTGTTGATTGTTTTCGAAAGCCATTAGTAACCATATCCTCCGCTGGAACCACCACCACCGCCGCCACTGCTACCAGAGCCGCCGTTGCCACTACTACTGCTCGAACTGCTTGAGCTACTAGTTGAAGTGCTACTTGAGGTAGATGTACCAGTTGATGTTGAGGTTGAGCTAGTATTTGCAGAGCTTTGTATGCCTACATTTGCTCCTGAAGAAGTTGTTACAACATTGCCATCAGCAACTATTCTACTAGCAGTTACAGCATCGATAATTTCTAAATCGTTAACAGTTGCACCACTAATGAAAATCTCATCAACTTCTGATTTTATTTCATATAAACTACCAAAAGTCTGACTTGCATCGTTTGGCACAATTAAAAAAGTTACAACATCTGGTGCCATTCTTTGCATGACATATGTAGATAGTTCTGAAAAGTAAAACTTTTCACCAAAGTCCCAATTCTCTAAAGCAAAAAATTGATTAATAAAACCTATAATCCTGGATTTTACATCATTATCGTTTAACACAACGTCAGGATTTTTTACAACTTTAAATTTTGCCTGCAAACTACTTTCTGCTTTGCTTCCAAATAATATTCTATACTTAACAGGATGGTATACTACTTCATCAGTAAGTGATTTAATTTTATTAATATTTGTACTATAACTAGTAAACAACTGATCACTTGACGGAGGTAGTGGTTTTGCTACGACTGTTCCATCTAAGTATTGTCTAAAGCTAGTGTCATAGGATCTAGTAAGTACATAGGTGTCGATAAAGTTACTTGAACTAGGATCAATACGTGTTGAATCATCTGCGGCATGCACATAATGAAACTTTAAATTATCTCTTCCTATATACGCCTTGTAATCAGTTGTAATAGAAAGCAATCCAGACGTTTTATTGTAGACTTCGAATATATCTTCATCAATATAATAAAAAATTTGTCCGTCAGTATAAGAACTTAATGCACCTTGTACTGTTTTGTTTTGTAAAACGACTATACTAAGTGTAGAATTACTTGTATAATTGAAATCTGTAACACCGTCTGGAGTAGTAAACTTTTTCAAAAAGATATACTTTTTAGTAGGATTAGTCAAAGGTGCAATTACTTCTTCAAAAATTTGAGGATCATCTACAACGCCGTCATCGTCGTTATCAAAAAATGTTATTTGTACTTTTTTACTGTTAACATACCCAACTGAGTCTCTATACTCTTCTGTAATTTCCCAATTATGATCTATAGTAAAATTACTAATGCTGTCGGGTTTATTATTGTTATTAAGTATAACAATTTTATCTTTAACAATTTTTCCTGTTAAGTTATTGTATATTTTATCGCTACTATCAAAATAAAATCTTATTTCTTTGTCTGATTCGAATATATATCTTGATCCTCTATAATCTATATCGTAAGTTTCTCCGTCAGTTGTAAATTTTAACAACCAGCTTGAATCTAGTTTTTGTCCTGTAACATCTCCAGTTTTACCAATACTAAATGCAGAAGTAACATTTAAGTTACTTTCTGTGACTAACCGCCATTGTCCTAAATCTCTATCAAATCTTAAGCCAAATGTTTTATAAGCAAAAATTTGATCTACAATTTGTGTTTTTACATCGTCTTGTAATATACTTGTTACGCTAGGTTTTATCTCCACCATTAACGAATCTGTTGGTATAACATCGTTTATTAATACTGGTCCTGACCCGTCTGTATTGTCTACTGTTCCATTACCATTTACATTAACAATTTTTACCCATTTGTATGTAACTGCTCCTATGTAATCTGCATCTCCATCTTTTAATGTACCTTCTGGAGTAAAATGTTTTCCTGTCGGTGCTTGGAATTTTATACTTGCTCCTATTTTAACAAGTTTTAGAAGAGAAGTAGTAAATGTTCCTAATGTTTGTTTTATAACATTAATATTAGTAAAATACCCTGTCGTAAGATTTGTATCTTTTGTTACTTGGTTCCATTTTATGTTTAAGTCTTCTGTGTCAATCTTTGGAAATTCACTTGAATAATAGTTTCTAATTTTTTTGCCGCCGAGGATAGGTTGAATGGTGTTTATAATAACACCCTCTATGTCGGTTTGTGTTGAAAAAGTAAATTTTTCCTTAGTATCTAATATTTCTTTATATAGTATTCCGTCTACACCAAATAAATTTGTTTTACTATATTTTCCAGTAGCATCAAGTAAATCAAAATACCTTGAAATTCCGCTTGTTGTTCTATTAACACTTTTTGTTTTAATAATTTCTTGACTTACTGACAACGGTCCTATTTGGTAGTCTTCAGCTGTAATTAATCTGTTTTGTGTATAGTAAGTTGCAGGAGCTCTTTGTTTTATATTTGCACTAGATTCTGTTGAACTAGCATTGTCTACAGTATATTTTAATTCGTAAACCAATGTTAAAGTTTCTATTTTTCCTACTCTACTAACATAATTAATATCTATAGAAACTCCTCTCATGTCAGGAGGAGTAATAACGATATTTGCATTTCTACTAGTTCTAAAATATGCTCTAAAATCTCCTTGCGGTAAATTACCAAATACGCCATCTGAAAAAATTAAACTTATTCTATCATCTACTCGTGTTAATACGCTGTAAATATTTCTAATTTTTTTAGATAAACTATTATAGATTACATTGTTTCCTTCAACAGCATCTACTTTAGACCATAGCTCATCTTCTGCTCCGTCAGAGTTTAACTTGTATAACCAAACATCTTTATTGTTAATATTTGTTGCATCAATAGATACTGTTTGATTAGTGCTAGGATTCACAACACTAAATGTACCGTTGTCTAAAGTTCCCTGTCTAAAGTGACTAAAAAATCCTGTATTAGCACTTCCTGATCCTCTACCATCTTCTCTGTAAGCTATAGCAAATCTATTTCCTGGAAGTGGTGTTTCTTCAAATATTTCTGAACTTGAAATATCTGTTGATACAATTTCAAATTGAGCAGTTGCTCCGTCTATTGTTTTATTAAAACTAAAAGCAGGAACATCTACGTTGTTTGAAGTAATTCTATACATCTCTGTAGGGACACCGTCTATAGTTTCTTTTTTGATAGGTCTTCCTACTGTAGCATTTACTGGCATTGATCTGTTAAGGACTTTTATAAACTGTTCATACCAGTTTGGATTAGAAGGGTCATTCCATATAATTGTTTGATCTTGTAAATTAATATTATTTGAATCTACAAAAGCCTCGGTTGTGCTTACACTACTAATTTTTAGTAAGCCATTTGCAGGAACATTTCTTTTTGGATTATAACTTAACAATCTAGCCAAACGTAATACGCTTTCTCTGCGTTCTGCTAGTTCTAGATAATTTTCTCTAGCATTTAGGTCCATTCTAAATGCTATATTTTGTCCTAAAAATGCAATTAAATCAATTAATGCTAGGTATTCCGAACTTTCAATATAATCGTTAAAATCTTCAGGATAATTCTGCCTAAGATAATTAATCATTGTTCGACGTAAATTGTCGAAATCATAGCTTTTGAAGTCTGCATTACGATAAGATTGGTATACACGTTTCCAATCTTCTGCAACAAGCAATCTATTTTGTCTATCTGTAGATGACATACTTTGTATCCTTTTTAATATTTATCGAAGGAAGTTAAGTACGCATATATTTAAGAAGCTAAGTATCCAGCATTTTGGTCAAATGTTAAACGCATAGTTTCTTCTATATTATATGGCAAATACTCTAAGTTTATTTCAACTTGTAGACCACTCTCAAATTGATCTACAATAACTGACTTAATTCTTACCCTCGGGTCTGCACTTACAACTCTCGTTACATTTTGCGTAATAGCATCTTTCATACCATCTGTAAGCGGTTCAAATAAGGCATCCCAAATAATAGTTCCAAATGAAGGATCTGATAATTTTTCTCCTTGCCTAATATGAAAATGATTAATAATATCTTGTTTTATTAAAGCTAGATCGTAAAGTACAGGATTAGGATTTTCAGGATTTACTGTGCTTATTCCCCTATAATATTTGGTGCCTGCCTCATAAGGATTAATGGGTTGAGACCCTTTAACCTCAATTTCTTTAAATAGCTTTTTTTCAATTGTACTCATACTGTATTTAACCTATTGTTTTCTTGAATGTATCTCTTACTTTTCCTGATGTACCTTTACCTGGTGTAGTTACTGTGCTACTATCAGTTTTATCAGGCGTATGCAAAGTAGGATCTACATTTTCATGTCCGTCCCATGGTTCATGACTTGGTATCCTTTGTGGCACCTTAGCATCAACAGCAGAAGTAGCAGAAGTCGGAGCAGTTGGCGCACTTGCACCATATCCTCCTAATTGTTGGTAAGCACCTGGATTTGGCCAAAATGCACCTGCGGCAGTACCATTTACATTGCCTGCTTGTACCATAGGTGTATTAACCATCTCTGAAACAAGTGCTTTTCCTGTTACATCTAAATTATTCACATGCGTCTTAGGAGTGTCAATATCTAATTTACCTGAAGTTGTTATTTTTCCATCTGCTCCAGATTTTATTTCTATATTTCCTGCTGTGGTTATTTTTCCATCTACTCCTGCTTTTATTTCAATATTCTTTGTAGCTGTTTCATTGATGTTTTCAACTGCATTTAAATTAATAGTTCTTCCAGCTTGTAAATTTATATCTCTATCTGCTTTAAAATTTAAATCATTTTCAGATCTTATACTAACACTATCTTTTGCGTAAATATCAATTTTTCCGTTAGCAGTAAGCTCTATCCAACTGTTTCCGCTACCATGAGAAATATAAATTAAATCCTCGGAATTGTGTAAAAGTATTTGGTGTCCTGTCCGTGTTTTTAATTTTAAAAATTCGTTGTGCGGAGCAGTAGCCATTCCGCCACTTTCACCTGCTTCAACATTTACATATTCACTTCCGCCCTGACTTGCAAAAGTTTTTCTTAGTAAAGACATATCTCCGTCGTCCATTACAATACTAGAGCCGCCCAGTCTGTTAAATGGAACTTGTGACTCTGAAAATTTTTCGCCGTATTTTACTTTAGGTTTTCCTGATCTACGGTCATACGCACCAGGTGTGCTAATTCCAAAAACCATACTAGGTGCTTCGCGTCTTGCACTTGAAGTATTTGTACCTCTAGTATGATCATCTGCAAGTCCTTGATTATCTAAGACTGCACATTGATCTGCCCAACAAGGTTTTACATATTGTGTTGCATCTTTTCCTGCACCTGTTTCTGTTTTTTTATTATATTCTCCAACTGGTCTTGGTTTGCTTTTGTTTTCACTATTATATGTTGTGCTTGGATTACCAGGCAACATAAAATTCATGTTTTTATCTTGAATACAACCCATCCAATATCCTAAGCCGTAATTTCCTTGTGCAAAGAATACTATTACCTTAACTCCTATATCAGGAGGAATAGCCCACATACCGTAACTTTGTTGTGTAAAATCAAATCCTTTATTATCAGAAGTTCCTTCATAAGGAGTTACACCGTAAAAAGGACTTACATATTCACAGGGTATTGTATATCCACTGCTAGTTTCTGATGCTTCGTTTCCCGATCCGGTTGTTTTTAAAATCTCAACTTCAAGACTTCCCATATTGGTAGGATCTAAGTGATTAGTAATTCTTCCTATATAAGGTCCAGGTCCTTCCATCCAGGCAGGTTTTAGTCCCCTAGTGGATCTGTTTGGTTCTGCTCTACTCATTAAAATGCACCTGCGTTATCGTAATCAAACACTGGTCCTGCTGTGTTTGCTCCTTCGCCCTGTCCTTTGTTTTTTGCTACTGGACCACCCATTGCACCAGGTGACTGACCCGTTGGGCCGGATGACGTTCCTTTTTTCTTTTTATCAGGATTATCTTTAACAGCAATATTACCTCCTGTTGTGGGTTTAGCGTTAGTATCGCCGCCAGGCTGATTTTTACGTCTAATTAGTTTTAAATCCTGTGTAAACACACCTTCTGAAAATCTATTGAGGACAAATATAATTTGGTATACTCCACTGAATGCTCCTACTGGTTGAAAGCCTACACTTGGAAAATCCATAGTACCATCTAAACTATAATCCAATGGAGTTCTAAAATTGAGCCGTAAATCCACTTCGCTACTTTGATAATCCATTGTTCCGTCTTTAGTTAAATTTATTAAAGGTGTTTCAGGCGCATTATAATTTCCCATACCGCTATCTGCTATGTAGTACGGATCTCCCCATATTGTCATTCTAGCTGTTATTAAATCTACAGGACTGTTTACTAATGCTTCATTAAAGTCTCTTGCTACTTGTACTTCTGGACTCATTAAGTCGCCTCCGCCACCTTTTTTACCTGTGCTTTGGTTAGCTTCTGTTCCTTCTTTACTAGTTGTGTTACCTGAACTTGATAGATTATCTGTAGTTCCTTCTTGCTTAGTTTTTTCCGGTTTGTCTTCCTGTTTTACTGCTGTATTTTGATCAGCATTTTTTGAACCATATTTGTTTTTACCACCAAACGGTGTAATAGACGTAAAAAACGCAACATCAAAGTTAATATCAAAATCTAAAATATCATCATTTTTACCTGTATAAATGTAATCATACTCTTTACAACATTGTTTGTTTAAGTAATCAATACCAGGACTAGCCGCAGTTGGTGGTTGAAATCTACTTATATGTGCTTTGTAAGGAACAACTCTATATACATAAACTTTTGGTGAGGTTCCTGTCAAATCTTGGTGTTTCATATCTGTAATATTATAGACATCTGCCTCTACCTTAAACCAAGGTATCATTCCGTCTTTTGTTTTTTCCGATTCTTCCATGATTTTCTTTCCGTAATCACTTAAAATCACTAGTTCTTCTACCATTTCTTGAATAGTAGTGCCAGACTTAAATGTAAAAGATCTTGTTTTATTGTTAATTTGAATTTTACCTCTTTCAATAAGTCCTGGTTTATCTTTAACTTCAGAAAAGGAAGGTTTACCAAATGGTTGTTTTCCGCCTTCTAAGAAAGACTGTACTATTTCTGCTTTTCCTATATCGTTTGTATTTTCTTCTTTTTCTGCAAACTCTCTAATTGCTTCTCCTATTTTACTACGCTTTACAACAATACCTAAAAGTTTACTTAACTGTGCGTCAAAATCTTCAGGCAAATCTGCGTCAGATTCTCCGCCAACTGATTCAAATATCTTTCTTTTATCTTCTGCTGAGATTTCACGTTGGTCAGTTTTATCAGAAGGATTCACTGTGGCAGAATCTACCTGATCGCTAGACCCTGCTAAATTTTCTGTAGCAGAACTTCTATTTTTTGGAAAAAGTATTACAAATTCGTCCGGTGTAATAACTTCTTTTGATTTTTTCATTTCTTGCAAACGTCTGTTAATATGTTGTGTTAAACTTGCTCCGCCTGTTTGCAAAATTTCCTGTAAAGTTCTTCCGCTAATCTGAACATCCGTTTTAAGTCCCTGTACATCATTGTTCATTGCTGACTCGTGCCAAGGTATTGCTTTTACGTTATAAACACTACCTCCTTCATTTACTTCAAATCCTATGTTAACTAACTTTAACGGAAAAATTCTTCTAGTTCCTGGTTTTCTAATAGAATTACCGTTTTGATCCCAACCTTTGAATTCTACTGCTAGTACCCAAGGTGCTTCTAAGTAATTCTTATGTCCTGATCTTATCGATGCTACTTGAAGTGCTTGTAAAAACATACCCATACTATAAGGCTCTGTAATTTTAAAGTCGATCTGTACAGCGTTTGATTGTCCTGTTCTAGGATTCGCTCCTACAATAGTGTTAATTTCAACATCATCTATGTAATATTCAGTTTTTCCTCCAGTTTCTGCGGCTGTTCTTCCTCCAGATCCTGCGCCGCCGCCTGATTTTAAAATTAAAATTGAAGGATCACTTCTTCTATAAGTTACATCAGGAAAATTAATTTCGAAATTGTTAAGGCAACCAAAACTAAAAATATAGTTGTAAGAAGCAAAGTCTCTAAGCTCATTTGGAAATGGCGGGCCAGATCCTGACAATACACTCGCAATCGCCTGTAGGTCTGCTAAAGATGATTCAAATCCTAGTGCATCTTCGGGTCTAACACCTAATTTTGGAACTATTGTAGCTCCAATTTTTTCAGTAGCACTACCTACTACTGCATCTGCAATTCTATCTACTGAGATTGCAACCATTTTACATTCCTAACAGTTTTCTTAATTGTTCACCTTTGGGCAAATATATCTTAGTACCTGCTTGTATATCATAAACAGGATCTTTTATTACATCCATATTTCTTTGTGCAAATACCCACCATAAATCCTTGTCATTATATAAATCATAGGCTAACAAATCTGGTCTATGTGTATATTGCTCTTCAATCTCATACAATATATCATCGCCTTCTGCAGGAACTGGTCTAATAGTGAGAATATCCATATATTGGTTGTTTACAGTTGTCGTACTTGACCACGGACTGCTTTTTTTATAATTAGCCATTAGATAAAGCCTCCGCCTTTACCTATATAGCCTCCGTTTACAAAATTTTGTAGGCTAAATGATTCTACAGCTCGCCTGCTGTAAATAGGTTGTACCGTAACCTGTATGTTACTTCTCGTAGGAGCATATGTTCCGCCTTCTCCTAAACCTTCAACAAAAATATAGTCAACGTCTTGGTTCATTTCAACAGCAAATTGTGTTACAACAACTGGAACATTTTTAAAAACATAATCACCGTATCCGTTTAATCTTAAAACTGGAGGTGGGTTTCCTTGATCTGGAGTATTACCATATGCCATCTTAGAAACACTTCTTAAAAAATGTACTGCCGCTACCCAATATTGTCCTTCTAAAGAATTTTCTACAAAGAAGTCGCCTGTAATTGAGAATGAATCCACTTGTGAATTTTGATATGCAAAAAATGGATAATTACTATGTATAGGTTTAATTGGAGTATATGCCGCACTATGGGTAACATATATCTGTGGTGTGTAAGGCCATATTAATCCGTTAGTCCTAATAAGTGGAGACAATATACTGCTACTAGCAAAACTTGGAGGTATAGACAATCTAACACGCCAGTCTGCTGGTTTTTCAGAATTTTGTGCCCAAGATGCGCCGCCGAAGTTAAAACCTTCTGGTGTTGCGTCTGGCAATAAGTTAAAAGCACGTAAAACTTTACCAAAACTTGATTCTGATAAATTATCCATAAACTGTGACTTGGCATTAGACCCTACTTGGTTCACAGCATCTGTAAATTTGCCTGTCCAATTGGGTGACGATTCACTAGGTGAAGAATTATTTCGAGCCTGTGATGCCGCTATTCGCTGTATTCTGTCCATATTTTTTTTGTCTCCTACTGTATTTATTTATTGACTTTTTTAACTACGTAGTTTATAATAAGAGTATTAAATTGGAGAAAAGATGAGAAAAATCAATTACTTAAACAACAAAGACATACTTGCAGAAATAGCAAAATCAAAAAATACATTTTGTAGCTATACTGAAAAGGAGTATGCAGTATACGATATTATCTTACCTAGCGTTGATAAGATTAATATTAGAACAATAGCAGAAGCAAAGCGAAACCAAGCCAAACGGCTAGGACAGAAGGCATTTGAACAGGCAAAAGCAGAAGGAAAAAAAGTAAAACAGGCTCAATTTGAAATAGATTACAGAAAAATACAGAAAACTGACTTGGTTTTTAGAATAATGACATATGATCATGTTCCTGAAGAACCAGGTAGAAAAAAGAACCCTAAAACTGTAGCAGATACAAAAGTAAAACTTAACTTTCCACCGTTTCAGCACTATAGATTTGATGAAGACGACAATCTAGTGTGTGTTGGCAAAAGCCATTGGGAGGGCGGTATGGAAAACGGCTTTTTTCAATTAAGTTTAGGAAAAGCAACAGATAAGTTAGCTATGATGTGGATTAAACTATGCGAGAGATATGCTACTAGAGGTAATGTTAGAGGTTACACGTATAACGACGAAATGAAAGGCCAGGCTATATTACAATTAGCACAAATTGGATTACAATTTGATGAATCTAAGTCAGCTAACCCATTTGCATATTATACAGCCGCAGTAACTAACAGTTTTGTTAGGGTAATAAATTTAGAAAAAAGGAACCAAAATATTAGAGATGATATTTTAGAAATGAATCACATGAATCCTAGCTATACAAGACAAGCACAAGGAGAATGGGATGCCGCTATGAAGCGTGAAAAGGAAATAAGAGACAAGCAGACCCAAACTTCTACTTGACTTTACTCAAAAAATAGTTTATACTAATAAAGAAAGGTAGGTATCTTGTTTAAAAAAGCCGCGGTCTTTACTGACATTCATCTTGGCCTTAAAGGCAATTCGAAAGTACACAACGACGATTGTGAAAAGTTTGTTGATTGGTACATAGATCAAGCAAAGCAAAACAACTGTGAAACCGGTATCTTTTGTGGTGACTGGCATCATAATAGAAATAGCTTAAACTTAACAACTATGGATAGCACTATTAGGTGTTTAGAAAAGCTAGGAAAGTCGTTTGAACAGTTTTTTATGTTTGTAGGGAATCACGATCTTTACTATAAAGATAAACGTGATATTAGTTCTACTGAGTTTGCAAAACATATTCCAGGAATAGAAATAGTTGAAGATTTTAGAGAAATAGACGATGTTGCACTTGTTCCTTGGTTAGTAGGTGATGAATGGAAAAAGATTACAAAGTGTAAATCCAAGTATATGTTTGGACATTTTGAACTTCCACACTTTTATATGAATGCAATGGTGCAGATGCCAGACACTGGTGAACTAAAAGCAGAACATTTTCAACATCAAGAGTATGTGTTTTCAGGACATTTCCACAAAAGACAAAAACAAGGAAAAATACATTACTTAGGTAATGCATTTCCTCACAACTATGCTGATGCGTGGGACGATAAAAGAGGAATGATGGTGCTTGATCGAGAAAATAACGAGGAACCAGTGTATATTGACTGGCCTGATTGTCCTAAATATAGAACTACTACCTTAAGCAAACTGTTAGATCCCTCAAATGACATAATCAAACCAAATATGTATCTAAGAGTAACATTAGATTTGCCTATTTCATACGAAGAAGCACAATTTATAAAAGAAACATACATCAACAATCATAAATGCAGAGAAATTACACTTATTCCGCAAAAACAAATTGAAGAAATAAGCACAGAACTAGACATAACCCAGTTTGAAAGCGTAGATGAGATTGTAGCAAAAGAGATTACTGCAATAGATAGTGACAACTTTAACAAAAAGATGTTATTAGACATCTACAATGAGTTATAAATGATAAGAATTAAAGACTTAACTGTAAAAAACTTCATGAGTGTTGGTAATCAAACTCAAGCCATCGACTTTAACAAAGAACAGCTAACACTGGTACTAGGTGAAAACTTAGATCAAGGAGGTGATGACACTGGCTCACGTAACGGTACTGGAAAAACAACAATAATCAATGCTTTATCGTATGCTTTATACGGAAATGCGTTAACAAACATCAAAAGAAATAACTTAATTAACAAAACCAACTCAAAAGGTATGTTAGTTACGTTGCATTTTGAAAAAGATGGCTTAGATTACCGTATTGAACGAGGAAGAAGCCCTAATATTATGAAATTCTTTGTTAACGACCAAGAACAAGAAATGATAGACGAAAGTCAAGGTGATAGTAGAAAGACACAAGAATTTATTAATGGGTTATTAGGAATGAGCCACGATATGTTTAAACATGTTGTTGCACTAAACACATATACAGAGCCTTTCCTAAGTATGCGTCAGAATGATCAACGTGCAATTATTGAACAACTGCTTGGCATTACATTATTATCAGAAAAAGCAGAAACATTAAAAGAACAAGTTAAAGAAACTAGAGATGCAATTACAGAAGAAAACGCAAAAATAGTTGCTATACAAAGTGCCAATGAACGTATCGAGAGTACTATAAGTAGCTTACAAAAAACACAAAAAGCATGGATTTCTAAGAAAAAACAAGATGAAGAAAAGCTATCTAAGTCAGTTACAGAATTAGAACACCTGAATATTGATGAAGAACTAGAAAATCACGAACTTTTAACTAACTGGACACAGCTGAATAATAGAATATCCAGCTTAACCAAAGAAAAAGCAACACTAGAAAGTGCAATGTCGCGAGCAGATAAGTCAGTTACAAAACTTGAAAAAGACATAACAGAACTAGATGATGCAATTTGCTATGCATGTCAACAACCGCTAGGTGAAGATAAAAAACAAGAAATACTTTCAAAAAAACAGAAAGAGTTTGATGATTCTATAGCATATCAAAAAGAAGTATCTGATAAATTGACATCAACAATTAACATACTAGATGAAATAGGTGATATTAATGGTCGGCCTACTACCTTTTACGAAAGTGCAAAAGAAGCATATGAGCATAGAAACAATGTAGACAGTTTAAAGCAAACACTATTGAACAAAGGCCAAGAAGAAGATCCTTATCAAGCACAGATTGACGAATTAAAAGAAACAGGATTGCAAGAAGTAAGTTGGAACTCGATGAATCAGCTTACAGACTTCAAAGATCATCAAGAATTCTTATTAAAACTACTAACAAACAAGGATAGTTTTATACGTAAGAAGATTATTGATCAAAATTTAGCCTACCTAAACAATAGACTTACATATTACCTAGATAAACTAGGATTGCCGCATCAAGTTGTGTTCTTAAACGACTTAGCAGTTGAAATAACACAGTTAGGACAAGATTTAGACTTTGATAACTTGAGTAGAGGAGAACGTAATAGACTAATACTTGGTATGAGCTTTGCATTTAGAGATGTTTGGGAAAGTTTGTATCAGAATGTAAACTTGTTGTTTATTGATGAACTTATCGATAGCGGAATGGATACAGCTGGTGTAGAAAACTCACTTGCAGTAATTAAAAAGATGGGTAGAGATAGACAAAAGAATGTATTTCTAATATCACATAAAGATGAACTAGTAGGAAGAGTTAATCACCTAATGAAAGTTGTCAAAGAAAACGGATTTACATCTTATGAAAACGATATCGAGATTGTTGAGTCATGATAATAAACATTTCAAATGAAGAAAAGTTTCCTAATATTTGGCTTTATGACATATGTCCGCCAGGAGCTCCTGTTCCTGATGATATAGTAATAATGCCCTGTTGGAAGGCAGGAAAATACTATATAAACTGTGAAAAAATTAGTGCAACAGGTTTATATCATGATATAAATCTTGAAGAATTGATTAGATTAGATTATAAAGTACCTCCAGGTATTGCTCCACAAGGAATAAACAATGACAAAGGTAAACAAATACAAGAATTAGCAGATAATGATTTTAATTTACTACTAATTGAACTTGATAAGTTTATGAGTCGTGGAATTAAAAAAGTACTTCATATTGATTTTCTAATAGACAACGAAAGAGAACTAGACTTGATAGAACATGTAATGAAACATAGCACAAAAACAAGTCATTTAGAAATACAGTATCCTCTTCCTGACACAAAACCAAAATTAGACTATAAAGATTTAAAAAATAGCTGGAATACAATTACAATAAGATACGGTCACGGACAAACACTTGAAACAGGTGATAATAGTTACGCATGATTGCACATCTTAAAAAATATATTGGAATTTACCTAGCAATTCTAGTAGGACTATTAATTTATTTTGATGATCCTAATGATGAATATCCTGTTATTGTTACTTGGTTTATATTAGCTATTATACTTTTTAAGTTTCCTCCATTTAATTGGGGAGACTGGCTTATTACTAAATGGTCAAACTTTTTATGGTGGATATTAGGACCTTTTATACGTTGGCAACAAACAAGTTGGCCTAAATGGGCAATATGGATATGGGTTATACTTTGTGTTATAGGATTTGAGGAATGGGTATTTAAGCCATTAGGTTATACCATATATCCTTGGAGATATGCTATATGGTACGAATAAAAATAGGGTGTAGAGTTAGTCAATTAGCACTAGCATATGCAGAAAAAGTTAAAAATAAGTTGTTAACAGCAGTTCCTGATGCTGATATTACACTAGTTGGTATTAAATCTGATGGAGATATACATCCTGATGTAGATATAAGCAAAATTGGCGGCAAGGGAGTGTTTTGCAAACTAATTGAGCAGGAGTTGTTCTGGGGTAACATTGATATTGCTGTACATAGCTTGAAAGACATGCCAGGAGAAGAGAATCCTGCCCTTTGTGTACACGGAGTATTAGAAAGAAGCGATTATAGAGATGTTTTAGTTGGAAAAGTGTTTGAAGGTGCTGTAATAGGTACAAGTTCACCCAGGAGAACAGCACAAATGCTTGATGTTTTTAGCAATCTACGTGTTCAAGTTAAAAAGATACGAGGAAATGTAGACACAAGAATAAAGAAGTTGCAATCAGGAGAATATGATGCTATAGTGTTAGCTAAGGCTGGTTTAGACACGTTAGACATACACATAGATTATGACGAACTTACTATTATACCGGCCATTGGACAAGGTATAATTGCAATGCAGACTCGAAACGATGACTTTGAATTGAATAAAATTGTTAAACAAATAAATCATGAAGAGACTTTTAAACAAGCAAAACTTGAAAGAGCGTTGCTAAAAGGATTAGGCGGAGATTGCGATACAAAGGTGGCCGCAATAGCTACAGGTAACAATCCTGTTAGGTTGGAGGCAGTATATTATGATTGACGATGATACACATGATCTGTTGACCAAGGCATACATGGAATATTTTAAGGCAAATGACAATTTTGAAGCAAGAAATAGTGTAAGGACACATGGTGCGGCTAGAAAATGGCTTCGTGAAATACGAACACTAGCAAAAATACGCATGGAAGAGATACACACAAAGCATCAATCCAAAAAAGAGGCACTAAAGGAATAGGCACAGGTAAGTATCCATATGCAATGGACTTATCGAGGAAAACCAATAGACATTCTACCACAAGATGTCGAAGGGTTTGTTTACTTGATAACAAATCTTACTAACAATAAAAAATATGTAGGCAAAAAATTAGCCAAGTTTAAAACCACAAAGCCACCGCTCAAAGGCAAAAAAAATAAAAGGCGAGGATACAAAGAAAGCGACTGGAAAGAGTATTGGGGTTCTTCAGATCATTTGAATGAAGATGTATCAAAACTGGGTCCAGACAAGTTTACAAGAGAAATTTTGTATATGTGTCCAAGCAGAGGCGTGATGAGCTATTTAGAGGCTAGGGAACAATTTGAACGCAGAGTTTTAGAAACAGATGAGTACTACAATGGTATCATTAATGTGCGTGTTGGAAGTTCCAAAATACTTAAAGAACATTTAAAGGCAATATAAGGACGCTGTTTGATCGAGGTGCTCGATCCGCTTTGAGGTGTAGCCACGAGTTACATCAGAACTAGCGAGTCCAATAGGCTATTTGCTACGAAAACCCCATGCACTAGGAACGAAGCAGGGGATAGCGAGAAATCCGCGAAGCGGTAAAGCGGTTTTGCAAATTTTTCGTGATGTCGACGTAGGTTGGGAAAGGTCAGAGCCCAGTAGCAAAGTCAAATACCTACTTCCGATCTCGGCTGTGCGAACTCACATGAAGCTAGGGATGATGGG